AGCAAAAACTTTCTACCATGGCTACAAGGAATTACAAGCAGAAGACTTTTTCTCTATATCTGACAGCAATGTTGCTGATCTTAATCTTGCTGATCGTGCAAATTTATACTTTAAGGTCGGCAATTTTATAGACATTTCTTTCACTGAAGATGAGATGGCAATCATTCGAATGATCGAAGATTGTGAAACTTTTGATGAAGCATTGCAAGCAGCAGAAGAACTATATTTGTTTTGTAAGAATGAGAAAGAGGAGAAGGTAGATGATATGGAGATGCCACCAGAGATTGGTGGTGAGTCTGATCAACCTGCAAGTGAATTTTCTGATATAGAACCTACCGAATCTGAAGGATCTGGTGATGATATTGATGATAATGAAACGACAAATCAGCAACCTTCAGATACAGGAGATTATGATGATGAACTTGAGGTCATGACTGCTGATGCACTACAGGAAAAGATTGAATCTCTTGTAGATAGTGGTGCGATTGATAATGTATATGTTGAGGTTCCAAAAGTAAATCTTGACACAGTGATTGCCAAGAATGATGAGGTTCATTATGAGATTGATCGTTACTTTAATCATCAGCAAGAGAAGTTTTCTCATGTAGAAGTCTTTGGAGAAGTTGATGCTGAGTTCATTAAATTCAAACGTTCTGCACAGAAAGAAGTCAATTACCTTGTTAAAGAATTTGAGTGTAAGAAAGCAGCAGACTCATATGCCCGTGCTACCACAGCACGTACAGGTGTCTTAGATACAACCAAACTGCATACCTACAAATATAACGAAGATCTATTCAGGAAAGTGACAACTCTTGCTGATGGCAAAAGTCACGGACTAGTCTTTATTCTTGATTGGTCTGGTTCTATGAGCCGTGTTCTACTGGATACATGTAAGCAGATGTTTAATCTCATTTGGTTCTGTAAGAAAGTTGGTATCCCTTTTGATGTTTATGCATTTACTAATGAATGGGAACGCCCCATGTTTGATATCATTAATGGAGACATTATCAAACCTGCAAAAATTGGAAACCGCACGGATAAGAAAGAATATACACTAGCAATTAATGATGAATTTTCTTTGATGAATCTCCTTACTAATAAAACAAATAGTAAAGAGATGGAAAGACAGATGAAGAACATCTGGCGTATTGCTACTTATCATAATAGTTGCTATAAGGCAACTTTTGGAATTGCTCCAAGTCTGAGTCTTTCTGGAACCCCTTTGAATGAATCTCTTATTGCTCTTCATGAAATTCTCCCTAAGTTTCAAAAAGAAAATAAATTGCAGAAAGTTCAGTGTGTTATCTTAACTGATGGTGAAGCAAACGACACTGGATATCATGTTGAGATTATTCGACCTAGTAATCGTTATATGGGCCAACGTCGCATACATCCTGGACATGCTTTTCTTCGTGATCGCAAGACTGGGAATACATATAAATTTGATTATGGGTGGCATAGTTTCACTCAGACTTTGCTGAAAAATATGCGTGATAAGTTTCCATCAGTAAACTTTATTGGTATGCGTGTCTTAGAGGGTCGTGATGCTAATAACTTTATCAAACTATATTATGATTGTGGAACTAAGGATTATGATAAAGTTTATCTTGATTGGAGAAAAACTAAAAGTTTCTGTATCAAGAAATCTGGATATCATGCATACTTTGGATTGTCTGCATCATCACTTTCTCAAGAGTCAGACTTTGAAGTTGATGATGGTGCAACAAAAGCAAAGATCAAATCTGCGTTCCTTAAATCTTTGAAGACAAAGAAACTAAATAAAAAAGTTCTCGGTGAATTTATTTCTTTGGTGGCATGAACTGGAAAGAAATCGCACTTCAAAGTGAAACTAACCCTAAGGTTCGTAAGGTTCTTTTAGAGGGACCTAAAAAATTAACAGATGCATGGTTACTAGGTGCATTAAGAATTAAGTATGGACGGTTTGTAAAGTGACCCATGATAGTTTAATATCCTTCCTTTTTACCCTATAATAACTTCAGTTCAAACAAACAACATGTCCCTCTCACCCGAATTCATTCGCACTTCCCTTCAAGGGTTGTATGGTGAGTCTGTTGCTGCTGCTGATATTCGTGCCTGGTGTGCTATGAATGGTGCGAACTATCAAACTGTTACCAACAAACTTGCTGATTACAAAACTAGTCGTGGAAAGTGGAACTTGACCGTACAAGAAAAACTAGAACAAACCTATCAGGCACCAACTGCAATGCCTGCCGTTGAGCAAAATCTTATTCCGGCAAAAGATGATAACTTCGTCAGCTTTGGTAACTTCGTTGATATTAAAAAAATTATTAAGTCCGGGTTATTTTATCCTACATTTATCACAGGTCTTTCTGGAAATGGTAAAACGTTCTCTGTTGAGCAAGCATGTTCTCAAACAAAACGAGAATTGATCCGAGTAAACATCACAATCGAAACAGATGAAGACGATCTTATTGGTGGTTTCCGTCTTATTAATGGTGAAACCGTCTGGCACAATGGCCCAGTCACTGAAGCACTCCAGCGTGGAGCAATCTTGCTCCTTGACGAAATCGACCTTGCCTCAAACAAAATCCTTTGTCTCCAATCTATTCTCGAAGGCAAAGGAGTTTTCCTCAAGAAGATTGGCAAATTCATTACGCCCGCAGAAGGTTTCAACGTATTCGCAACCGCAAATACTAAAGGTAAGGGATCCGAGGACGGACGATTTATTGGAACTAACGTGCTCAACGAAGCATTCCTTGAGCGATTCCCTGTAACCTTTGAGCAGTCTTATCCTGTCTCTGCAGTAGAGCAGAAGATCCTTATGGCACTCTGTAGTGATACTGAGTTTTGTAAGCGTCTCTGTGATTGGGCAGACATCATCCGCAAGACATTCTATGATGGTGGTATTGAAGAAATTATCAGCACTCGCCGCCTAGTCCATATTGTCCGTGCATATAGTATTTTCAATAATAAGGCAAAGGCAATTCAGGTTTGTGTAAATCGTTTTGATGATGAGACCAAGCAAGCATTCCTGGAACTGTACGACAAAGTTGATGCAGATTTCCAAATGCCAATTGACGCGGAGGTACAATCCTGATATAATATGACTAACTCATGGTCCTTTTTATTTGATGAATTAAATATGTCTAATCAAGATTATTGGAAAGAAGATGGATTCAGTTTGACAGGTAATCCTGGTACTGTATCCTCGGATGCTATTAATGCATTTCGTGGTTCTGGTCTTCTAGGTGGTATGGGTGATGACCATATTACATTTGCTGAAGATGTACCTAATCCTTCTACTACCAATGGTAGAAGGAAGTACAGTGAAGATGTAATTATTAAAGAATTGCAAGATTACATCACTAGAACATATGACCAGCATTATTCTGCTGGCGATGATAAGATTCAAACTCTTGATCTTATTGAAGCTTGTGGTGATGGTGAGGCATTCTGTCGCAGCAACATCCTCAAGTATGCGTCACGATACGATAAGAAGGGTACTGCCCGTCGTGACATTATGAAGATTCTGCACTATGCTGTTCTTCTAATGCATTTTAATGATAAAAATGCACAAAACGAAACCTACCCTCAGTGAGATGAAACTGAAACCTACAACTATGAAACTATCTGACAAAACCATTTCAGTTTTGAAGAACTTTTCTTCAATCAATCAATCCATTCTTTTTAAAGAGGGTAGAAAACTTCGCACCATTAGTGTGATGAAAAACATTCTTGCTGAGGCAACTGTCACAGAAGAATTTATGAAAGACTTTGGTATCTACGATCTAAATCAATTCCTTAATGGATTGAGTTTGCATTCAAGTCCAGAACTTGACTTTGCTAATGATGGATATGTAATGATCCGTGAAGGTAGATCGCGTTCTAAGTACTTCTTTGCCGATCCAAATGTCATTGTAACACCTCCAGAGAAAGAAATTACACTTCCTAGTGAGGATGTAACATTTGAATTAAGTACAGATCAATTAGCACAGTTGCTCAAAGCATCTGCTGTATATCAACTGCCAGATCTTTCTGCTGTTGGTGAGAATGGTGTTGTTAAACTTGTCGTTCGTGACAAGAAGAATGATACTTCTAATGACTATGCTGTAGTTGTTGGTGAAACTGAAGCAACATTCTCTTTCAACTTTAAAGTAGAAAATATTAAAGTTCTTCCCGGAACATATGAAGTTGTTGTGTCACAAAAACTTTTGTCACGATTTACTTCCAAGAATCACGATCTAACCTATTATATTGCTTTAGAACCTGATTCAACATTCGGATGAACATCTTTGTAACTGATCCTAGTCCTTGGAAGTCTGCTAGGGTTCTTCCAGACAAGCACATCGTCAAGATGCCCTTAGAGACTTGTCAGATGCTTGCTATTGTATGCTCCGATAAGTGGGGACATAACTTTGGCACTCTTCCTAGAGCAGATGGTACTCC